CACAGAGCTTGGGATCTCATCTATTTCTAGATACATCCCTTTTTGGTATTCAGTTAACTCTGAACTGCCTGGAAGTAAGATAGTTCTTACCTCAGAACGAGTATTTAGAGTAGGTGGAGCGAACAGTGGCCTTCTCGGCATGTTTGTTCATGGGTGCTTAAGATATTGATTCTTAACCCAAAACACTGGCTTCAGATCTGCCGTCCTCGTAAGAGAACAGCGGAAAACTTTAAAATTATAAATTATGAGAAAAATAAAGAAATTTAAAAAATCTTTACTTCCCTCTAAACTTATAAATAAAGTCACCTATTCAAGGGACCAAAAGTTGATCTTGCTTGAAAGTTCTAAAGCTTTCATCGATTTTTTAAAGAAATATGGTTTTAAAATAATAAAACTATGTATCCATAAAAGATCGAAGTTAGTGCCTAAGTTGCGAATGCTTCATAACTTTGGGAGATACCTGTTGTATTTAAACAAACATCATGGTTCTCTCTTCGTTGTGAAGTATCTTAAGGCTGCTCAGTTGAGTATTCAAAGAAAGTTAGCAGGTCAACCTTTCTCATCTTTGAGAGAGATTGAACCTGATCTAAACCTACCTAGATTGGCAAAGTGTGGTTTACCAGCTATAATTGGTACTAAAGATAGAAAAGCTATTCTTAGCGGTTCTACTCAAGTTATCCAATTATATTTGAGTATATTTGGTCTTTATAGGGTTATTAAAGCCCCTGTAAAAACCAAATTAAACACTATTACCGATTTATTTAATGGTGATATCTCTTATCTTTTAAATACGTTAGACAAATTTACTTCTTTGAGTAAAAAGTTTATTAGTATAAAGAAAGAGAAAATACCTTTAAATCTAGATAGGGCTCAGATACTACTCCTCCAGACTTCTTCACCATCACATAAAATAGCTTGCCTTGGAATTGGTGCCGATCCTGGCCTTCTTATGAAGGCTGGAGTGGGTCCTTTTATCCAAAGGTGGCTAGAATTAACTAATAATGTCCCATTATTAGATATGTGAAATGTGTTGAAGTTAAAAACCTGACCTGGTTCCGCTGGCCTCTGAAATGAAAAAGAAAAAGTTTTTACTTTTAGTAATTATCCATTCTTGAGTAATAAGGGGAAAAGTTGAGTCAAGTCTATTGTAGCTTATGGAGTAGGCCAACTTCAATTTAAAGAAGAGGCAGCAGGTAAATTAAGAATTTTTGCAATGGTAGATATATGAACTCAATCCATATTGAAACCATTACATGATTTCTTATTTGCTGTTTTAAAGACACTCCCAAATGATGGTACATTTGATCAGAATGCAGCCTTTGAAAGGGCGCAGACAAAATCTCATGTATCAGGGTGTTGTTTTGGATATGATCTATCCTCTGCAACAGACCGTCTTCCTATTTTACTCCAAATTGCTATTCTAAAACCTATTATAGGTGAAGAATTAGCATGATTGTGATCTGACATTTTGGTCAATAGACCTTATGACATTTCTAAATCAAACGGAGAAGACCTTTATGGTATTCCCGAAAAATGGGTAAAATATGCAGTTGGTCAACCTATGGGTGCTTTAAGTTCTTGAGCAATGTTAGCTCTAACACATCATCTGATTATGCAATTTTGTAACCAATTACTTGGTAACAAAAATTGAACAGATCAGTATGAAGTATTAGGTGACGATATTGTGATCTTTGATCGCAATCTTGCCACAAAATATATAGAGCTAATGGCTCTCTACGGAGTCCCGATAAACACTTCAAAATCTGTAGTGTCTATTCAGAAAGCTCCTGTAGTAGAGTTTGCAAAAAGAACTTCATACAATCTTACGGACGTTTCGCCTATTTCCTGAAAAATGTTTCTAAACCAAGATACATTTGCAGGACGCTTATCAATAGTCAGCTATTGATGAGCAAGGCATAATGAATACTTGTTTTCATCTATGAAAACTATTATTCAGTCTAACATAAATGATATGAGACCTGAAAAGGATAACAATTCCTATTTAAGTCTTATTACCAGTTTAGTTAGTAGAAACGTCTTTCCGATTGAATGAATTTTAGCAAAGGTATCTGAAGTCCATCAAATTATCATTCCTTTTGGAAAATCAAAAGTGATTGGTTTCCCTATCAAATGAGCAAAAGATATGCTTGCCCGCCATTGGCGGGGAAGTGATGTAAAGGATTTAGTTCCTTTTATATCATTCGCTTATTCCAGGGATGAAAGATACCATTTAGCTGCCGTCCGTAAACAAATAAAGTCTATCTTAGAGAAATATACAGATGATTACTGTGAGAAGAGCTTTCTTCTTTTCGTAGGTCATTCTGGATCTATCTTAGTTAGACGATATATGTATACGATCTTCTTTAAGGATATGTTGACATTACGGATGATGAGACCTGTAAATCTAAAACATTTTGAGCTAGATCAATTGTTGAAGATTTTAGAACAGGTTCAGTCCGCAACATCTACATTCCGAATACTCGAGCAGTCGAAAAAGAATAAACAGCAAATAACAAATGACCTAAAACTTCTAAAGTTTTTAGAAGATTCAAATAAAAAATCTAATAGAGCAGATCCTAATATCTGTCCTATGACATTCTTTACTTGAGGTCAAATGATGTTTACTGGTTTCCAACAACGGCATTAAGTTCCAAGACGACTAAAAGTCTTCCTGAAAGAAAAGTCTTTAACTATAAGTTTAAGAGAAGATAGGTAGCAGTCAACATCTAGAAGATGCTCTGACTGGGGCTGCGCAGAAACGCGTGTAGAGTCCCTCTTTGTAAAGAAGGTACACACCAGTACTAGTTACCTATTCACTTCCACTCCTTGCATGATCAAAAACCAACTTTTCTAAGTTGGTGCTAGATTCTTATCTAGTCCAGTTCATACAATTGGTGTACGTGCTTCTTCAGTCTTAATATTAAATTAAAG